ACGTACCACGACGGATTGGAGCCGTATGCGTTCGTACCGAGGTTGTAGGGCACGTCGGCGATGATGAGTTGCGCCTTCGGAATCTGGTACACCTTGTAATTCTGGAACGAGTCACGATAAAGGTGCATATCGTATTTGTGCCATTCGTTGTTCATTTTTTGTTCATTTTCCTTTCGTTCAAAATCTCCCGCAGGGGCATGAGTTTCGCAAGTAGTGCTTATTCAGTAGGAAAAAGGTTAATCGCAAAAAACAATGGAGTCCCCCTGCGGTTTCTGGCAATCGTTTGTTCATGCCATACTTGGCGACCCGCGCGGGGCTGTGTGAAGGGGATTCAGTGTTGTGGTTTTCCCACCCCGCACGGGTCTAAACTTGTTCTACTTCGCGAGCCTCTGCATCTTCTCCATGAGGGCCCGCATCTGCCCTTCCTTCTGGGTGCGGTCGTTCTTTTCGAGATGGGCGCGGATTTCGTTGCCGAAGTGGCGGTCGATGGCACGGTAGCAGGCTACCATCGCGCCCCACGCCTTCGAGAAGTCCGTGCGGTGCTTGGTGCGCTCCATTGCAACCGTGCGCTCCATTGCAGCCGTGCGCTCCATTGCAGCCGTGTGCTCCGCCTTGACGCGGTTCAAGGCTACCTGCAAATTCTCGGCATAGCCCATGAAGAACTTTGCCGTCTTGGCGAGTTCCTTCTCGCGCTCGGTCGCATCTTCGGGAAGGCTCAAAACCTTTTCTTTCTTCTCGTCAAAGAACCGCTGCTGCTCCTCGGTCAGTTTCCATTCGGTATTCATACCCCCCCCAGCGTTTTCAAGGCCTCGGCAAAGGGAGGGTTACCGATGCAGTCGTCATAGATGTGTTCGTGTTCATTGTTCATTTTTTACCTCGTTGTTGTTCGTCCAAAATCCTTGCTTTTGCCAAATCGTCTGCAGCCTTCTTCCATGTAGCGAGTTCCCGTGCAAGTTGGTTTCGCTCCACCATCAGCGCGTCGTATGCGTGATGCCACTTGCCAACCTCGCCTTCGAGCTGCTTGGTGTATGCCTTGTATTCTTCGATGGTCTGCATCGTAAACTTTGCCTGATTGTGCAGCCACGTCCGGCGCGTGGGACATAGCACCCTGCACGGTGCGCCACCGCTGAATCCGTGCGCTGGGGCTTCGTTCGCAGGCACTCGCCTGCTAGTGGCACTCGCGGAATCGAACCGCGACTTTGTGGCGGGGAAAATGAACAAACCGCCAACCGACAACCGAGTGTGCCATGATGCCGTGCTTGCGCGACTACCCTGCACGGCGAAGGGACAAACAAGGGCGGGTCAAGCCCCGTCGCTCGCCCTAGAAGGGCAAATCCTCGTCAGGGCTTGCGTACTGCGCAGGGTCCACCCTTCCGGCCTTCTGCGAGGGTTTCTGTGCCTGCGTAGGCTTGGGGCTGTTGCGGAGCAGGGCGTTGTACTTTGCGACCACGGCCTTCGCCTGGTTCGCGTCCATAGCCTTGACACCACGGTTCGCGAAGTGTCCGGGCTTGTTCACGAAGCGCACCTTCTCGTAGTCGTTGCCCTCGTAGGTCTCCACCTCGGTCGTGATTTCCACCTCCACGCCTTCGAGGTCGTTGCCGCCGTTCAGCGTGGAAAAGTCCATGCCCTGCCAGCCGATGTCGCGCAAAGTCTTGATGGTGTTCTGCGCGCTGTTGTCGGTCAGCCACAAGTCCGCGTAGAACGTCTTGTCGCAGGCGTTGCCGTCATCGAGGCACGTTGTCGCCTTGATGCAGAGCTTGACCGATGGCGTGTGGTTGTTCTTGGACTCCGCGAGTCCGTGTGAAGTGATAGTGCCGGAGTAATTAGCCATTTTCGGCCTCCTTGATTGCGTTCTTTACGTTGTTCAGTACCTTCTGCAAGTCCACGACGGAGCGGGGAGTCTCGAGCCACTTGAGCGTCTTGTCGGCCTTGTCCTTCGGCAGGCGTTCCAGGAGCCCTCGCAGCTCGATTTCTGCCGCCTTCGCGTCGCCTCCGTTGCCGTCCATAGCCGAGAGGATGGCGAGCATGTCGAGCGGCATCTGCTCGGGGAGTCCGTAGCGGTTCTTCGCATCCCACGCCGCGCTGTGCGTAGTTTCCACGACACGTGTGCTTCCACCGTATGCCTTGACCTTGCCGTCCTTGTTCTCGACGAAGGTCTCGAAACGAGCGAAAAGAACCGCGTCGGCCCATTCCTTGAAGATGCCGCCCACCTTCGCGTTCAGCTTGCTCTCAAAGTGGTCGTAGTCATCTCCCAGCACGTTCTGCACCTTGCGGAGCTGCGAGTGCGAGAGGAGCAGGATGTTGAGACCCGCACGGTTTACCTTGTCGAGGGCGACGAGCAGCTTGCGCGCCTCCTGCTGCGCGAGGACATAGCCCTTGCCGTACCCGAAGCCCTCGATGTTCTTCTGCTTGCCCTCGGCGCACACGTGGGCATAGAGCATAGGCTCGACCCAGTCCAAAGTATCGATAACGAGCGTGCGGAAGTCGCCCGGAGTCTGCGCAAGTTCCTCGCAGAAGTCGAGGATGTCCTTCCACGATTCGGGCGTGAAGTTGGGGATGCCGTCAAACTGCGGCCCCACCAAACCCGATTCACCACACACGAAGATGGGGTTAGGCATCGACGCGCCTGCGGTGGACTTGCCCACGCCTTCCACGCCGATGAGCATGATCTTCGGCGGCAACTTGGTCGGCCCTTTCTTGATTTTTGATAAGAGATTGTTCATTTTTGCCTCGCTTTGTTTAAGTTGTTAAAGTTCCTCGTTCGGTGTTTCAGCCTTGCGGAAAATGGTCACATCGTCAAGGCTCGCGCACCCCGTGCAAACGTCGAAGTATTCGCACGACCCATAGATGCTGCAAGCGTTCGGGTTGCGGCTCCAGCGTCCGATACGTTCGGCATCGGCAATCTCCCTGCCCACGGCCCACATATCGAAGAGGTAGTCGGAGAGGTCGCTTTCGCTGCGCACCACCTCGACGCGCTGGAAGTAGTAGTCGGGGCGTTCGGCGATGTCAGCCATGAGCCTCGCCTCCCATTCGTGCGGGTCTTCGTCGGTCTCGTGCTGCCCCGCGTAGAGGGTGCCGTCCTTTTTATACTTACGGTTCTCTTCGGGCGTGGCCTTGTACGGCCTAATCGTGGGTTTGCGGATAACATCGTAGAGGCACACGTCCACCTCGTAGCCGAGCGTGGATGCGCCCACGTAGTAGCCGGACACCTGCCCGTCGATCGGGAGCTTCTTCCAGTAGTCGCTGCCGGGGCCGATGTCCTGGGAGGTGGTCTTGTGTTCCACGATGATGTGCTTGCCCGTGGTCTTGTCCTTGGCAATCGCGTCAATCTTTCCGGCAAGCACCCACGTCTTGCTCGTTCCTCCCGTTTCGGGATTCATCAGCGGGGCCTCAAAGCCGAACTCCGCGCCTACCCTTTCATAGCGTTCGGCATCGCTTGCTTCCCACTTGGCCTTGTAGCCTTCAAAGAGGCAGCGCAGGGTAACGTCTGTGTAGTCGTCGCCCGTGAGCACCATCGTCTCCTGGCATCCCCAGTACGCCTCAAGGAGAGCGTGCATTGCTGTTCCGAAGGTGAGTGCATCGCTGGCCTTGACCGGGCGCACCAGGTCGACGTAGGCGATTTTATATGCGCGGTGGCAAGCGTTGAACTTGGAGCGCATGCTATTTGTAAGTTTCCTCTGTTCCATTGTTTAGCCTTCCTCTGCCGCAACCGTGGCGGCTATTGTCATGCAGTTTTCAAGGTCACGCATCGCGGACTGAACCCCCATGCGTGCGATGCAGTAGGCGCGCACCTGGGTCTTGGTCGGCATCTTGCCTTCCACGATGAGGTCTGCGATTACCTCTGCGGCGGCATTCTTCGTGCGCCGTGCGTCCTCTACGCAGTCGATAAGTATCTCTAGGTCTCGGTGCGTCATCTAGCCCTCCAGCGCGCCAACGAGGGCGTAGAAAAAGAGAAGGATGAAGGGCAGGGCGACCGCGAGGGCCATCTCGCCCAAAGTCATGTGCGCCTGCGGCTTGTATTCGTTGATGACGATTTCGCCGTCGTGGATTCCGTCTTGTGCGCGTTCGCGCCGGAAGTGGAGTTCGTTGTCGTTCATTTTTTCCTCGCTTGGTTAGTAAGTTCTTGCAAGCATCCGCGCCGTCCATGCTGCGGTGGCGAAGTCGCAGCCACCCTTGCGGATGCGAAGAATCTCCGCCTGCACCTTCGTGTTGGAAGCCGCCTCGCCGGAGCAGGTGATGAAGGCGCGTTCGCGGTCGCCGGTCACGGTGAATGTGCTGCGGGATTTAAGGCTCTTGTATTCGTCGATCATTTCGTTATCCTTGTCGCCAAAAGACTCCGCATCCATCCGCGCTGGTATTCCACATACTCCGCATTCTTCGGGTCGGCCTCGAACCTCTCGATGATTTCGCGGTCGTTCGCAATTTTCGGAATCGTCCCGCAAATTGAGTGAGTTGCCCAAAGGTATGCTCGTTGTTCGCTCGTCGGTATCTTGTGGCCGATGTAATTGTCCTCTATCAAAGTTTCACGGGCAGGCGGCGGCGTTGTTTCCTGGCGGTGGTTTGTGAGGGCCTCCTTGAGCACCCTCTGCGTCGGAATGTCCGCCATGTCGCGCGCCCTGCGGAACGCGTTGTGGACTTCATCGACGGTTGAAAATTGCAGCGCGTCCTGAAGAGCGGCGGCGACCACGCCAACAGTGGTCGGCACGACGCGACCCGCCTGCGTATACGAGAGAATAAGCTGCTCGCGTATGGCGTTAACAATCTTATCCATGCGCTATTCTCCTATGCGCCAATATCGCCTCCATCTGCCTCTTGGATTCCTCGATGTTGCGCTGCGAGATTTCCTCGGTTGTCAAGAATTTCTGCTTGGGTGTTTCTTCCTTGTCCTTGCGCCTGCCCCAGTTCAAGAGCGTCGCGTAGTGGCTCTTATACCGCTTCCCGCTCGATGCGAGATACGATGACAACTCCTCTATGAGCGCGTTCGCACGTTCAGCCCCCACCGCCTGCACGAACTTCTCGAACTCGGCGGTGGTCATCTTGACGTTGCCAAATTCGCCGTATGAGTTCTTGGCTGGTTCGGCAGTCTTGGTGTCGGCAGATGTAGCGGATTCCAGGTTGCCAGCGTCGCCGCTGTCGTGTATGTTCAGCGAGCCCTCGCGGGTGTCGCCATCTGCCGACAAGTTCTTTGCGTTCTTTGCCGCCTTGATGTCGGCGAGAACTCTATCATATTCGTCGCGCCCGTTCTGCGCGATAATCTCCGCGACAATTTCTTCCTCGGTCGGGTTCTCGTTGTTGTCGCGCTTATTCAAAATTCCCTTCGCGATGGACTTCCAGCGACCGAGCTTACCGTTCGCGGCAAATCCCTTCGATAGCGTGATGCAGTACATCCCGAACGGCAGTGGGTTCTTCTTGCGACCGCCATAGATAAGCGTATCGCGAAACCTTGCCGCCCAATCCTGCGCGACCTTCGGCGATTCTGCCGCTCGGTCAAGTTCCAGGACTAGTTCCTCGACATCTATGTAGATGGAGTTAATCACGCACGCCTTCCATCTTGCTTACGATCGAGGCGGCGACTGAGGATTGATAGGAGAGCGCGTATTCGGTCGTGGAATCGCCTGCTTTAAGGGCGTTATCCGCCGCGGCCTTCAATTCGTCGCGCTTGTTTTTTGCTATATTGAGGATGAACTCGCGTTCTTCCTTCGTGCATGAAAATGTTGCCATTCGGCCTCCGTTTTTTTTTCTCAAACGAAAGCCTTAAATCACGTTTACAACATCCGCATTATCGGCAATCGTTTGAGCGTAATTTATAATTAAAAATTGCAATTTGCAACATATTTTTTATAATAAGTTGTAAAAAGTAGTTTACAAAATATCCGTAAATTGAGGGGGCTTAAAATGGGCTTGTGAGGGGGCTTAAAGTACCCTTTGACAATAGAATAGAATAGAATAGAATAGAATTAAATAGAATTGAATAGAATAGAATAGAAGTAAAGTAAAGTAAAACAAACTATGTTTGTGTGTGTGTATCGCGCGCACGTGCGCGAGAAAAACTTTTTTCGCAGCGCGAAAAGAAAAAAAAACGAAAAACGCCACTTTTCGGGATTGTATTCTCAAAAAGTGGCGAAATTTGCAAAATTTTCTTTCGCGCCGAGAAAATTTTATTTGATTGTTACTTGACGATGCGCAGTGTGTCGATGTCCACAGGCAGAACCCATCGCGGGTCACGTTCACCCTTCTTCCAGCATTCGAGGGTGGCGTTAATGCCGACATTCAGGATGACGGCCTCGCCCTCCTTGAGCGGCGGGAGCGGGTGTCCGTAGATTTTCTCGGCGACCTCCGGCTCGATCGGCGCGGACTCGTACCCGAGCGGCACGCACTTCCTGTGCTTCAGTTGCAGGGTGATGTCCTCCCCTCCCGCCTTGACGGTGAGAAGGTCGCCACCCTTCGCGCCCTGGTAGTACACGAGCCACCAGAACGCGACCCTGCGCACCACGTACTCCTCGGCAGCCCCTCCGAGCCACCTGCGTATATTCTCGACGTGTTTCTTCATTTTGCCCCCTTGTTGACCTTGATGTAGGCGTTCAGAAGCCACCGAACGAAGCCCGAACGGTTGCCCACCTCCGCGACCGGCTCCCCTCCCTCGATGGCCACCGCCATGGCCTTTTCCAGCTGCCGGCGGTCGAGCATCAGGTTGATGCGCTCGAACGGCTTGCCTTTGGATTTCTTGTTCATGTGGCCCTCCTTATCGGTTCGCTCCAGATGACCACCGGCATATATGCAGGCGGGATGCACCCGAAGACGCGCGTGAGGGCCTCCTCCCTGCTGGACGCCACCACGGACTCCGTGACGGTGGTGCAGGTCGGGGCGTGGAAGTGGCACACGTGCCACAGCAGATGCCTGAGCCGTTGCAGTTTACGCATATTGACCTCGCTTTTTTGGGTTTAAGGTTTTACGGGTTTGTGGCGTTGCCCGTGCGCCGTGGGTGGTTAGGCGACTTTGATTGCATGGAGCGAGTAGGTTGCGCCCATCATCTTTGCGTCGGCGAATATATCGTTTTCTTCTTTGGCGTAAATAGTGAAGTTGGGAAAAGCGTTTTCGACGATTGTATCGAATCTTCTGCCAGTAGAATCTTCAACAGTAACGTCGTTGTACGCCTTGCCGTTCTTTGTGAGAATTGTGCGGATTTTCATTTGTGACCTCGCTTGTTGTTTGTTTACATTTCAAATATACACACTTTACACACATTTAGCAATAGTTTTATTGTAAAATTTTCGTTTACAATTTATTTAATTATTGCATTTATGCGCATATTTGCATAAATTTATGCTCGTGAAGGGGGTTCGCAGAGTAGCGAGGGCGAACCCAATGGCAAGAAATCAACGCAGACGCGCGCAGGAGGCTCTTTTCAGCCCTGCCCCGTCAACTACACCACCCGACGAAGAAAAGGCCGCAGAACGCACGGAAACGCCAGAAAAGCCTATCCCTGGTTTTATCGCCGACAAGATTTTCGGACAAGGGTCATATGACCCGAAGCCCAACGAGCAGCCTGCGGCTGTTCCCGCTTCACCCTCCCCTGCCGACTACATCTACGAAAAGTACGGCATAGAGCCGAACTGCACCAACGTTCCGCGCATCTTGTACGCCATCCTCTGCGAGGTGGTAAGGGGGCGCGCATGACCGTCATCCCTGCCAAAAAGACAAAAAATGTCACAAGGACGGCAAAAAAGCCGATTTTGAGGGAGAAATGCGCGGTTGCCGTTGCCTCCCCAAGTGCCTCCCCAGCTCCAAAACGCAGCAGAATCGCCAATTTGGGCGACTGCGCTCACTATTGGACGGCAGCCGAACAACTCGCTGCCGCCTCGAAGGGTGGCAAGGTAAAAGCCCTGCGCAGGGCAATTCTTGACGATTGCGCGCGAACCGCTGCCAAAGAAAACCGCATCGCCAAACTTTTCGACGAAGCCCTGAACGAACCAGACCCGGAAATCGCGAACCAGAAGATGCAGCTTGCGGAACGTGCCGCAAAGTTCATCGGCGCGACTCACGACCAATCCGACGACGCAAAGCAAAAGTTTGAACTCTCTGGAAAACTCGACAACAACCTGAACGTCAAGATCGAGAGCGTAAAATGACCTGGGACGAATTTTGCGACGAACTCGCCAAAGACCTTGAACTCGAGAGAAAATGGATAACATACGAAACGTACAAAGACATATATGGCTTTAGTATTGTCCGTTTTGATTTGTTCAAGGGCAAGCCTTTTCATTTAACCGTAGGCATAAAGAACACAAAAGGAACATGCAATGAAAACAAAGCCTACTCTCTAGCCAATGCTTTACGAATTTCCATCAAAAAAGCACTTGAAACTAAACAACCGCAAAAGATGCGCTGTTTCAGCTTTTAGGGGAGTAAGATGGACGTAACGCTTCGACTACTCCCCCACCAGCGCAAGTTGATGGACTCATCCGCGAACAAGTCTTTGCTGCTCTGCGGCAGAGGCGCGGGAAAGTCCTACATCCTCGCGGCGATTACGTTGCTTACCCTCTTGCAGGGCAAGAACGTGATGGTGGGCGGTCAGCGTTACGACACGTTGCACGACACGCTCTATGCCGAAATCAAGCGCATGGCGACCGACTGGGGCATCTACTCGTTCATCGAGTGGCGAGAGGCTCCGATGCAGATGCGATACAACGGGCATTTCGTCTACTTCGGCACATACGAGTCGGTGGATGCTTCGCGTGGCTACACGAATATTTCCCTGCTATTGCTCGACGAGATGTTCCTCGCACCGTTGCCGATTCTCTCTGTCTGGGGGCCTTGTATGCGTGGCCCGGAGGTCGACAAGCCCCGCATCATCGGAGCGACCACGCCACGCGTAGACAGCGGATGGAACGTGCTCATGGCATCCTCGGACTGCGACTGGGAAATCATCAAGGCCACCACGCGCGACAACACGTTCATTACCGACGAGCAATATGCACTCATCCTATCGGGCATCACCACCGACGAGATGCGCCGTCAAGAGCTCGATGGCGAAATCCTTGTCGGCAACGGCGCGACATCGCTCATCCGTTTGGACGAGTTCCCGCTCGTTGCCGCCACCACGCTTGACGAGACGATCGTGGCGGGGCTCGACTGCGGCGAGGGCGTGGAACGTGACGCGACCGCCTTCTTTGCTCGACGCGGCAACACCGTGCTCGATATGTGGAAGTTGAACGGCATCGACCACGAGGAGACCGTGCGCCGTATCGTCAACTTCAACCGCAAGCACAAAATCGGCAAGCTGAACATGGACATGGCGTTTTCCGACTACGAGTTCAACATCCTCAAGTACGAGATGCCATGCGAGCAGATTCCGTTCTCGCGCCACCCGAGCGAGGACAACCGCGAGAAGTTCGCGAACATACGCGCCGAGATGATGTTCAACTTTGCCGCGCAAGTGAAGCGCGGTCTATGCGTTGACGGGTTCGACCTCACGCCCGAACTGAAACGGCAGGCGTGCGCGCTATCGTGGCGCAAGGATAGGCAGGGCCGTTTGCTCGTGACTCCGAAGGATGACCTGCGCGTGCTGCTCAAGATGTCCACCGACATCCTGGACGCTGCCGCGCTTTCGTGCGTGGAACTTACCAACATCGACGACCCGGTCATCAAGACGGCAGGGAACGACATGGACGAGGATGAAATCGAGAGGATAATGGATGAGGCATAAGTTCCCGGCATTCGAGAACGAGGACGTGTTCGCGATGTGCGTGCGCCTGCGCAGGGCTCGTCGCATCACCAGCGAACTCGACGACCTCATCGGCACGGTGCTGTTCGCCATCGTGCGGCTTGCGGTCGCCATCAACCTCCGGCGCGCGGATGCGTACCTCGAGGAAGTGTGCCGCGATGTTGACGTGCAGATGGAGGTGGTCTTGATGCTGCTCGACAAGATTGACACGGATGCCAAGACTGAGAACCCGCACGCGCTCATCAACTACCTGCTCGGGGTCGCCATCGCGCGGTTCAAGGTGGTGCGGCGCAACCGCGCGAACCGCCAACGCCTACGGCCTACGAAGATGATGAGCGAAATATGCAACGACAACCGACAAATAAATCGCTCGATTGAATACTCGCTCGCGATGTGCAGCGACATCGACGGCAAAACGATTTTCAAACACTAACCGAAGGAGGACACGATGTCCAGATTAGACAAGGCTCTCGCCGAACTTGCGGCGGAGAAACCCGAAGAAACGAAACCGACCGAGCCGAAGCCGGAAGAAACCCAAACGGAACAGCCGAGCGAAACCCCGGAAGAAAAGCCCGAGGAAAAGCCGGAAGAACCCGAACAGCCCGAACAGCCTGCCGAGCCGCCCGAGGACAAGCCCGAAGAGCCGAAGCCGAAGAAGGAAATCCCCGACGACCCGATGAAGCGCGCCGAGTATTCGTTCCGCAGGCAGCTCGACAAGAACAACAAGAAGCACGCCGACGAACTTGCCGCGCGCGACAAGGAGAACGCAGAACTCAAGGCGCGCCTCGCCGAGATCGAGAAGAAACTCGACCCGCAAAACGCGCCCAAGACCCGCAAGGACTTCGAGAGCGACGATGACTACATCGACTACCTCACGCAGCGCAGGGTGGACAAGATTCTCGCAGAACGTGACGCGGAAGCGAAGAAGAAGGCCGACGCGGATGCGGAAGCCCAGCGCAAGCAGAAGGAAATCGACGACGAGGCGAGCGAACAGCAGCGCGTGTGGATGAATAACGTCCACGCGGCGTTCAATGACGAGAAGCGCGAGCAGGAGTTCTACGCGAAGGTGCAGTATTGCTCGCAGCGCGGACTCGGGCAGATTCTCGACGAATGCCCTGCCGCTGCCGACTTCCTCATGAACCACCCGCACGGCCCTCGCGTCATGGAGAAGGTGCTGAACGACCAGCAGACCTTCCGAGACGTGTTCGGCGACGGTTCGCGCCGTGTGTCGCAGCTCGACGTATACTATGCCCTTCGCCGTGTCGACGAGCGCATGGATGACGCACCCGCTGCGCCTTCCACCCCTGCCGCACCTACCAAGCCCACGATGCCGCACTTGGGCAAGCCCGGAAAGCAGGCGGGAGCTGGAGTCAAGCCCGACATCTACTCCGACCCGGACGAGATGCGTGCGTTCGTGAGACGCTTCAAGTAAAAAATTTTTAGGGGGTGCGCCTTCTCGCGACAATATGAGTGCAACGGGGAATCGCGAAACCCCGTTCGCAGAGTCGGCGCACGACCCTTTTGTCTTTGGCCCAGACGGTAAACACGACCACTTGAAGCACCCATGTATTTGTCCGTAGGTGCGCGGACGATTAACCGAACACCTACACCATTTGCGCACGTATTGTGCGCGGAGGATAAACACATGGCATTTGCCAACAGCAAGAAATTGAAGCTCATTGCCGCCCTCGTGGGCGACGAGATGAACTACATCAAGGGCGCAAAGTCGCAGTTCCCGCAGGCCGAACTGAAGGGCAAGAAGTACGGCATGAAGGTCACCGGCTATCTCGCCGACCCCGGCACCGTTCACGACGGCATCGTCGCCAACCCCGACTCTGTGAACGAACCCGAAATCAACGCCTACATGAACAACAAGAACTCCTCCGTGGAACTCGACCTCTGGGATGAGTTCGTGAACACCGAGGACGGCGAAAAGTTCATGGATGAAATCGGCGCACCGCGCGCCAAGAACCTCGCCATCTCCACGCAGAAGGCCGTCATGGACGAAAACATGTTCGCCTCTGCCCAGGCTCTCGTCGTGACCGCAGCCGACTTCAAGCTGCTTACAAAGTCCGCGAAGGCCCTGAACGAACTCGGCGTGGCTGGCAAGAAGCTCTCCTTCCAGTCCCCGACCATCATGGGCGACATCGCGGAAGGCGGCCTCGCCAAGTTCATCCCGAACGAGAAGATGGTAAAGATTTATGATGACGCGTACCTCGGCAAGTACGGTGGCGCAGAACAGATTGAACTCGCCAACGTGCCGGTCGTCGACACGACTAGCATGGACTCCGCTCCGACCATCAGCGCAGACCAGGTTGTCGATGCCAACAGCAATATCCTCGGCCTTAACCCCATCACCTCCATTACGCTGTCCAACAACTCCAAGGTCGTGGAAGGTATGCCGTACAAGTTGAGCGGCCTCAAGATTCGCACCGCTGCCGGTATCGAAACCGAGCAGGACTACGTCATCATCGCCCACACCGAGAAACGCGGCGGCACTTCCGTGCTCGTCATCCCCGAACTGCGTATTGCCACTCCGGGTACGGGCTACAACAATGCCAATGCGGTCATTTCGTCCGCAGCCATTACCGCGGCCTTGTCCGGCGACACCGCGACCTTCACGCTCACTCCGATACTCACCGCCTCCAAGCAGTACATCGTGGGCCAGGTTCGCACCGAGTCCTGCCTCTCCTTCGACCAGTACCGCTTCAACAGCCTGCCGGGTTCCGAAGTCAAGGACGTGGGCACCGATGGCAACATCACGCTCAAGGTCATGGAGTTCGGCGACGGCAAGAACGGCGTGAAACTCTTGCGCATCGACCTTCCATTCTGCGCCAAGATCTTCGATCACCGCGAATCCGTCACGACCTACACCCTGGTCTCGTAAACCTCGCTAAACTCAAGCCTCCTTTGGGTTATGCTCGCCGGATAATTCCGGCGGGCTTTTTGTGGTTTTTCTTCGCGACAAAATGAAGGCATGACCGTAAATGAGATTATAGATTCCGCTTGTCGCGACCTCTCGCAGATTGACGACGACGAACACGCCGGTGGTGCGTTGCTCGACTCTTGCGTCGAACTTCTCAACATCGCCATCGCAGACCTCAACAGCGACAACTACATCGCATCCAACATACGCGAAGATGTCGTGTCCGCTGCTGGCAGCATCAAGTTCTTCAAGCCCATTGCAGGCGAAACCACGGCGGCAAACGTCGTGCCTATCGAACCGCCCGACAACATCATGGGCGTGGCGCGTCACGTGGGCATCCGATGGATGCAGCTCCAGCCCATCAGCGTCGAGGACGTGTCCTCGCTCGCTTCGGGTTCGCTCCCGCAGGGCTATGCGTACAACGTGTATGCGGACAAGGCCCCGGACAACTCGACGCGCATGGTGGGTGAAATCAAGATGAACGGCACGGCGGGTGCGCAGTTCAAGGTGTTCTCCGCGCAGAAGCTGCTGCACTACTCCGCAGGCGATACGATTTACTTGTCTCCCCTCTACAAGAACCTCATCCTCTACGCGCTCGAGTTCCGTATGGTGAAGCGTTACAAGCTGTATGCGTACAAGGCGCAAGTGGACGAGGACTTGCTCACGGCGAAGGATGCCATCGACAAGAACGCGGCGGTCAATAGGCCGCTCACGAACCTCGGACAGCTAGCAGGCTCGTACATGGATGACTACTACAACGGCCTCGGCGGGGTGGGCTTGTAATGGCTGCTAAAGTGACAAATATGCTCGTGGGCGCTACCGACCGCGCAAAGTTCGCGGCGGTGCAGGGCAGCGCGTGGAGCAACAACATCTACTACTCGCGCAACGGCAAGAACGAGTACATGGAGAGCGTGCCGGGCTTGAAGAAGTTTGCGATGACCGCGACAAGCGCGGTGTGCCGTGGCTCATACGTGAGCACTATCGGCCTGCGCTCGGAATCCTCGCCCGAGGATATGTTCGCCGTGTTCGGCACGACCTTCTACCGCGTCACGCCTGCGGGTGTGTTGCAGGCTCTCGGGACGGTAGCCCCGAGCGGTCGCATCAGTTTCGCCGAGACGGGCGGCCCTCGCGCTCTCCTGCTCATCGCGGACGGCGTGAACCTCCAGGCATACGACCTGCTCGAAGGCAGCTCGCTCAAGCCGGTGCAACTACCCGAACGCATCACCGAAGGCGGTGGCACGATTCGCCCGACGCACGTGGCGGTTGTTGGCGGCTCGATCGTCGTAAATGATGCGGGTAGTGGCTATTGCTACTACTCGAAGGCGTACCCGCTCGCAAGCGATACGCGCACGATGTTCCAGATGCAGGACGGCAAGCCGGTCTATGCACCCGACGGCGTGACCGTACTCACCGAGGACGTGGACGCGTTCGAGCACGTGTTCGAGGACGATTACCACGTGCAGCAATACTTCAACACCGAATCGTCGAGCGACAACATCAACGGCCTCTATGCGGTCGGCCCTACCTTGTACGTGTTCGGCCCCAAGACGGTCGAGATTTGGCAGCGCGGCACGGGCGAATACGAGGACTGGGTGCGCACGTCATACACCGCGCAAAACTCGTTCGGGCTCGAGGCCCCGTTCTCTGTGGCATCTTCGGGCTCGGTGGTGTACTTCGTGGCGAGCGGTGCGCAGTACGGCAAATGCGTTATGATGGCGACCGGCACGCAGTTCAAGAAGATTTCCGAGCAATGGCTCGACGACAAGCTGCTCGAAAATCCAGAGGGGCAGGCTTACGGGTTCTGCTATTCCGAAGGCGAGCACAACTTCTTCGTGATGCAGTTGCCGGGATGCAACGAGACGTGGGTCTACGATGCGCTCGATGGCGGGTGGCATCAGCGGTCAACCGTGGGCGACCTGGGAACGGATGTGCGGTGGCGTGCG